CTTTGTGCTAAGAAAGCATCACTTTGTACATAGGCATAATCAATATCAATATTGGTATCATTGTCTGAATTAATGTGCATATGCATTAATCCAGTATCGTATCTAGAAGTCCACAATACTTTCATATTGTAATCTCTATAACTACCATTTATTGTAAGTCTACATAGCTTGTGCCAATATGCAGTACCTGAATCTCCGTATCCTAATCTAGTCCATAAATTTTTATATTGGTCGCTAAAATTAGCAGTAGTTAAAAAAGTATCTGATGTAGGATTACTAAAAACATTTAACCCTATTTCGTTAATAGCTTTTCTTTTTAATGTACCACTATCTAGAATTGCTAATTCATCACCACCTGCTGCGTTGTCTGTCATATCAGATAAATATGCACCAAACTCACTTGCATCTAAACTTATTGTTGCTGAATAATTACCACTTGTAGTATTACTTTGTGATATATCTAATGGATTACTTGCAGTAATACTAACACCAGTCATATCTCCACTACTAGAATTTGCATCTACATACGCTTTAACACTTTGTTGGGTAGGTATATGCTGGTCACTATCAGAAGCCATATCATCTTCATCTTTAGTTGGAAGCCTATCCATATCAAAAGCTCCACTTGTAATTTTACTTGCTGGTAAACTACCTACATAAGCAGCAGCTATTGCTGTACCTTGCCAAGTACCAGTACTAATAGTTCCAACAGAAGTAATACTTGTTGAATTGTTTGAGTGAAAGATTTTATTACCATATCTACCTATACTATCAAAATTAGTTTCACTATCTCTACCAGTTCTAAAATATAATTCATCGCTGTAATGTGCATAAAGTTCTAAACTTCTTGTACTTCCACCTACTCCAGTAAAAGAAACTAATAAAGTACTATGTCCAGTTTCACTTACTTGATATAGTCCAGTTGCTTTTGCATTTTCTGTATCAGTTCCACCAGTTAAACTGCCAAGATTTTCTTTAAAAATTGTTGAAGGTATTCTTGCTGTATCAAATGTACCTGAAGTTATCTTGCTGGCTGCTAAATTTGCTATTCTATCTGCTGCTACTGTACCACTCGTAATTAAGTCTCCACTATGGTTTCCTAGGCTTAATGTTTGTACGTGATTTCCAGTATTTGTTGTTACACTCCCAGATAATCCAGTACCAGCAGTTATTGCAACTTGTGTAATATCTCCACTATTATTGCTAAAAGGTAAATCTTCTACAAGTATTTTTTTAAGACCTACGCCAGAATCGTGAAACATTATAGCATCATTTGCTGCGTCTAAACTATTCTCTAAACTTAATCCATCTATATTAACAGATATAGCATCTGTTGCCACACTAATACCAGAACCAGCTCCTACGTGGATATTTCTACTAGCTTCTATAGTTCCACCACCAGTTAATCCAGACCCAGCTAAAATTGATACTCCACTATGGTCTACGTGTTCATTAGCTACAAAACCACTAAGATTGTCGTGTACAATCTCTGAATCGTTAGTACTTACTGAATTTGTTGCAACGCTTATACCAGTTCCAGCTCCTACATCTAATGTTGCTGTTGTAGTTCCGCCGCCTGTTAAACCACTACCAGCTACTACATTAGTAACTGTACCAGTTCCACCAATAGCATCTTCTAAATCTTCTATAGTAATTTTTTTATTAACACCTGCATCGTCATCATATACAAGCATTACATCACTAGCTGCAGTAAGTGCACCTTCTGCTATAGCATCAAAACCTGTTATATCTAAATTAATAACAGCACTAGAAGCAGTTAATCCTGCACCTGCAAACAATGTTGCTATATCATCTATAGATTCTTTTTTAGTTGGGTCTCCACTTGCACTTTCATCTGAAAAAGCAAGGAAGTCTCCACTTGCAAGAGTTGCTGCTGTTAATCCGTTAACATCCAATTCTAATGTTACTGCTGCTGATTCACTACCAGAATTAGCTACTGTTATACCACCAGCTCCTGAATCTGCTACTGTTGCAACATAGTTACCAGTAGTATGTGTTCCTAAGGTTATTAAGTCATTTAAAGAAGTTGCACCAGTACCACCTCTAGCTACACTAAGTGTACCAGATGTACCAGCTACTATAGGTAAACTAGTAGCGTCTGATAAATCAAATGCTGGTGTTGCATCTGAAGAACCTAAAGTTACACTAACTCCACCATAACTAACGCTATCAGAAGCAAGTTTTGCAATAGGTATTTGGTCGTTGTCTATTAAAAAATTATCAAAATCTAAATAATAGTTTCCGTGTTGTCCATCTAGTAAATCAGAATCTAGTCCACTTGTAGCTCCATCATTAGAAGTGTCAAAGAAACCTAAACCTCTAATATCTGAAGCTGTTTGGTCTGCTGTAGCATTAGATTCTATTCCATCTAGCTTAGAACCATCTGTAGCTAAATCTCTTCCATCTACAGTACCTGATACTGATATATTACCAGTAACATTTATAGCGTGTGAAAAGTCAAACTCTCCTGGGTTTTGGTCCCACAAAATTGTTGCATCAGTTGATGCATCTACAGCATCTTGTATTGTAATGCCTGCACCCTCTGCAGTAGAGCTTGAATCTCCGTCTAAATAGTTTAATACAATGTTTTTATCTTTTACTTGTAAATTTTGTGTATTTAAAGTAGTTGTAGTACCACCTACTGTTAAATCTCCAGTAAGTGTAAGATTTGCACCTTGTGCTGTACCTGTAAAAGTTGGTGCAGTTAAGGTTTTATTTGTTAAAGTTTGTGAACCAGTAAGAGTTGTTACTGTAGAGTCTATGCTTAAGGTTATGTTACCAGTAGCTCCACCTCCAGACAATCCTGTACCAGCAGTAATACCTGTTATGTCCGCATCTCCAGAAGAGCCTCCTACTATAAGGTTTGTTACATCTCCTGTAGTTTGTACAGCTTCTTGTTTTGTTTTTTGCTGCTCAACAAATACTTGTTCATAAACAACACCATTTCTTTTTTCTTGCTTTATTAATTTACCATCTTCAAGAAATGATACTGATTCTCCTTCTCTTATATTCTGAGAAGATGGTCTGACTCTAAAGAATGAGTCAATGCCATTAACTCTATGTTCACCAGATTTTGGCATTATGAAGGTCTCTTGTTAGTTTGTCTGTAATCTATATTGATATCATTTATGGTAATAGAACCATTAGCAGTTATTTTAAAAGCCATTGATTCGCAATTTCTGTCTGCCGTGTTTATTGTAAATTCTTTTATTGCGTATTCTGTTCCTAAGGCTTGAGCTGATAAGTCTTGATAAGAAGACTCTCCATCATTTGCATAACTTAAAGTTAAATTTGTTCCATTACCCTTTGCTGTTACAAATACTCTATTTACTCTTTTTACTAAACCTGGATTACCAAAATCTATATCTTTTGTTCTTAAATCTATATTTTCAGTTCCTTGGTCATTACTTACTAAATGTATTTTATTATCTGAATGTTTAAAGAAGTATACACCATCAAATGATTCTACAAAATTAGATACATCCGCACTTCCTACGCACGCTCTTGTGGTCCAACCTTGCGTTGCAAAGTCATAACAGAAAACTTTATCTTCTGTATCTACACCACTGTTTGATGTCATTGCAGAGTCTTGTAAAACATATAATTGTTTATATTTTGGCTCATATGCTATAGAAGGTTTTAATAAAGCATCGCTTAGCTCTTGTCCAGATTGCCATAAATTGTCATCTAATCTTAATGTCAATTCTTTTGGAGCGCTTTGCCCATCAAAGATATAGACTCCATTTCTATTTACCCAACATACACCAAAAGGAGTTTTAGATACTGCATTCTGAAATATACAACCCATACCATCGTATTCTGCTTCTAGATACCAACCAGCATCAGAACTAGAGGATACATTAATAACATATAATTTTTTTTGTTTGAAAGCTAGCAACCTGTTTCCTAAGCTATGTAAAGCTGTAAAAGAATCTCCATCGCTAATACCAATATCTAGGTAGTAACTATCAGGAAATGTTGCAAATCTGTTTACTGGACTATAATAAATTCTATCATCAAATACTTCATCGTTCTTTCTAACATTAGCAACCCAAGCTCTTCTTGCACATATAGTAGCAGCTCTATAACCTCCGTCTGCACCAAAGTCAATACTTTCTTCGTCTTGAGAATAGCCGTTAATACTTTCATAAGTATCTAAAGAAGGGTTAACTATATCAACTCCTTCTACTTTTCTATAATTACTTCCTGTTCCCGTTGCACTAGAAAAAGAATCGTAATCTTCAAATAAGTTTGTTCTTACTCCTCTTTGATAGTCTACGTCTAAAAATAATATCCATCTACCATTACCATCTTTTTTTCTTGTATAAACTCTTACGCCTTTTTCATTTTTTCTAGCAGTAAAAGAACCGTGTTTTATAATAAAGCTAACATTAGTAAAATACGCTCCTGTTGTAATAGGAAATAAAGTTGATTGAGGTGATTGTGGTAATGTTTCATTGTCTTGCAAATCTACTACTGTATGACAAAATTCATAAGAACCCGCTTCCCAACCACCGCCAGTAACACTTATACTTGTTGTTGAAACTGTTTTAACTCTTGCTCCGCTTGCATGCTCTAAACCAGTAGGTGAATTTCCAAAAACATTTCTATCTACTAATAGTTGTAAAACTTTCTTATCTCCTCCTGAAGCTA